ATTATTGAAGTCTGGCGATACAATGTCAGGTAACTTAGTTGTTAGCGGCACATCTACTTTGATGGCACCAGTAGCAATTGCTAATAATAGTGGTAATACATTTGTCGTTGCTAATACTGGTGCTGTTACTATCGGTGGCAGTGCTAACATAGCTGGAACATTAACAGCTGGAAGCACAACGCTTGCTGGCAATATTATTGTTAATGGTTCAATTAATGCAAACGGCAACCAATTGACAATAACGGATTCTGGATTTGCATCTCGTTTGGATTTAGTGAATACTGGAACTGGCGGTAATACATTTATTCAATATAGCACTATGAATTCGTTTGGCCAAGGTGGTGGCAAATGGATATTGTATAATACTGCTGCTGGAGCTTCTTATTACATTGGTTGTGATACATCCGGACGCATTACAACGCCATTCCAGCCAGCCCTTGTAGCAACAGTAACAAGCAACAAAAACGTAGCTTTTGGAACAAACTTACAATTTGATTCAATTTCTTTAAACAGAAATAATGCTATAAGTGTAAGCAATACTAATTCTAGATTTACAGTACCGGTTGCAGGATATTATGTTTGTTCTTTTAGCTATTTTTGTAACAGCACCAACGATTCCGCAATGAATATTAAAGTTAATGGTTCCACAGTGTATAGAATTGGACATAACATTGGGGGGTTGACGGGAACAGCATCTTACCTTGGTGGCGGGTCTGCTATAATATTAAGTATGGCAGTTAACGATTATCTCGAAATTGATGGGTCTGGAAGTAAAACCATTCTCGGCACAAGTCCTGTACATAGTGTTATGTCTTTCCATCTACTAGGTTAATATATGTCAAGAGCTCGTTCAGTTTCTCAATTAGTTGGTGCTAACACAGCACTTGGCAATACTGTTATTACAGGAACAGCAAACGTCTCGTCTACGTTGGGTACAAATGGCAGTATAACGGTTACAACAACAGGCATACCTGAATTAAAAGTTCGAAGCACCTCTACTACAGGCAGCCGTGGAGCTAACGTAACTTTGCAAGTAGATAGTACTGGTGGTGACGATCCTGCTGGAGCAATCAACTTTTTTACTGGCTCAGGTCAAGTAGGATCAATTCAAGCTACTAGTGGAGGTTCTGGGGTTAGTGGTCAACTCTATATAAATCTTGCTAATACAGGCAATACCGTACGCCAAGTAATGAAAATAGACACAGAAGGTCGTATGACGTTGCCTTATTTACCAGCATTCCATGCACATGGATACGCTGGTAATCAATCAGGTAACAATGTAATAATAGCTTTTAGTACTACAAGTTATAACAACGGTAACTGTTATTCTACATCTACTAATAGATTTACTGCTCCTATTTCTGGCACATATTGTTTTAGTGCTACGTTTATGAATGGGGGGCTAGCACTGACTTCAAGATGGGGGCTTCAGAAAAACGGAACAACATATGCTGATGAGTTATATGGTATGAATAATACATATTATAGATCTAATGGCACATGGATTGTATCCATGAGTACTAACGATTATGTAACTATTGTTGCGGGACTTCCTGGAACACCTTGTGATATACATTCCAATTATAGACATTTTAGCGGTTATTTACTAGGATAAGCATCCAGTTTTTGGCAATGATAAATACGCCATAATAGGAGAAATTTATGGCTGTCCCATCTTCAAGACAAGAATTCAAAGATTACTGTGCGCGTAACAAATACAGCGCGTGGTATTTTGCCTTGATAGAAAAAGCCCTTGACCGCAAGTGGACGAAAACTTCGGCGCCTTGTTATGTAGAAGGTCATCACATAATTCCTAGATCAATATCTGGAGACACAATCAATACAGGCGAGGTTGTGTATCTTACTGCACGAGAACATTTTGTAGCTCACTTAATATTACCTAAAATGCTAGAGGGTAAAGACAAGCAAAAAATGCAGTTGGCTCTTCATCGTATAACTACAGGTAATAACAAGAATTACTGTAAGTCCTCTCACATATACGAATCAATCAAAAAGCAACACGCAATTGCAGCATCGCAAAGATCGACAGATTTTTGGGCTTCCCTTACAAAACAACAAAAATCAGCAATGCGCGCTGGAGAAAACAATTCTCGTTGGGGTGTTGTTATGACCGAAGATACGAAACAAAAGATTAGTGCTGCTAATAAAGGTAAGCTCAGTAAAGACAAACATCCGCTGTGGGGTAAAGGGCATTCCGAAGAAACCAAACGCAAGATGTCCGCTAACCGAAAAGGTTGTGTGCAGCTTTTAAAGTGGTTTAATGATGGAGAAAATCAATACTTTGTTCTTCCTGAAAAAGCGTTAGCTCATTGGAATAAAGGCACTCTTAGTCACTTGAATCCAATGTATGGAAAAACGGGGGCCGCTGCTGGCAAAAAATGGTTTCACGACCCGATAACTAAACAAGAAAAATATTTTATCCCTGGTAATCAGCCAGATGGATTTATACAAGGGAGATTATAATGGCTGTGCCAACATCAAGACAAGAGTTTAAGGATTATGTTTTGCGATCGCTTGGACATCCGGTTATAGAAGTGAATGTAGATTCCGATCAAGTAGAAGATAGAATTGATCAAGCATTGAAGTATTATGCCGACTATCATTTCGATGCAACTGACAGAACGTACTACAAACACCAAGTAACGTCAACAGACAAGTCTAATAAGTATATTACTCTGCCGGATAATATTATCGGTGCAGTATCGATATTTTCTATTGGTGATCCATCTGTCCGCTCTGACGATTTATTTAATATACGCTATCAAATTGCATTAAACGATCTATACACACTGACTTCAGTGTCGTTAGTTCCATACTACATGGTAATGCAACATCTATCTGTGATCCAAGAATTGTTGGTTGGTAAACAGCCAATTCGTTTCTCTCGTCACAGAAACATCCTCAATATTGACATGGATTGGAACACAATCAATGTTGGGGAATGGCTAATAGTTGAAGCATACCAAGTAATTGATCCTAGCACGTATACAGATGTATGGGGTGATCGTTGGTTATATTTGTACACTGAACAGTTAGTAAAACGCCAATGGGGTACAAATCTCAAAAAATACGACGGTATGCAGATGCCAGGCGGTATTACATTTAATGGCCAAAAGATTTACGACGAAGCTGATGCTGAAATTAAGCGTATGGAAGAAGAGATGATTATGAATTACAGCTTACCAGTAATGGACATGGTTGGCTAGGAGGTACCACTTTTTATAAATACCCTCATATAGGAGGATTTATGAAAGAGAAATATGGCTTTGTTTATATCTGGCGTGACAAAAAACATAAGCGTTTTTATGTTGGCTGCCATTGGGGTACAGTAGATGATAGTTACGTGTGCAGTTCAAGTTGGATGCGTCGTTCCTACAGACGTCGACCTCAAGATTTTAAGCGCCGAATTGTGTCTGTAATAACCACTAGTAGGACCGACCTCCTTATTGAGGAGGGTAAGTGGTTAAGTCTTATTAGCGATAATTTGCTTGGCATAAAGTATTATAACCTTCGAAATTCTACATGTAATCACTGGACGGCGGACGAAGACAAACGTCTCTCTATAGGTGAAAAGATCTCTCAAAGCGTCAAAGCTCACCGCAATACACCAGAAGGCCAAGCAAACTATCTTGCTGGTATTGAGAAAAAACGTGGCCGTAAACAATCTCCAGAAGATATAGCAAAAAGAACAGCTAGCATTAAACAAGCTATGGCTGTCAAATATCCTATTGAACAAAGACAGCAACGCTCAATAAAGGGGAGTGAAGAACATTCCCAAAAGCTATCAAATGCATCAAACCGTCGTTGGGCTAAACCAGATGCTAAGGTTAAACAGGCTGAGATGACAAGGGCTCTCCATCTAGGAAAACAGCACAGATTGGGTCAGATAAATACCCCCGAACATAGAGAAAAGATTAGTGCTGCCAATAAGGGTAGAAAGCTAACAGATCAACAACGACAACAAATGTCGGAAGTTAGAAAAGGTAAGCCAATGCCGGCTGGGTTTAAAGAACAACAATCAATTCGGATAAAGGAAATGTGGGCCAAGCGTAGAGCTGGGCTACTTCCTATGCCTAATTATAATGCGGTGAACTAATTGGCAACGTCTGTATATGTAAACAACTTCCAGTCAAGCATGGAGCAAGATCTCCTTGCTGATCTTGTTGCAGAATCAATCCGCATAAACGGAATTGATATCTATTACCTACCAAGAGAGACTGTTGATAAAGACGCAATCTACACAGAAGATGCGTTAAATGAATACCAACGTGCAATTTTAGTTGATGTTTATGTTAAGTCGTTTGATCAGTTCGGCGGCGAAGGACAATTCCTTCAAAAGTTTAACTTAGAGATTAGAGATACAATGGTGTTCTCAATATCTCAGAGAACGTTCCAAGACGAGATAACAAATCCAGTTGGAATTATTAGACCGCGTGAGGGAGACCTAATATATCTTCCAGTCGCTAAGCGTCTATTTAAGATTTCATATGTTGAGAAGTTCCCAGTAATGATGCCTCTTGGCTCTTTACCATTCTACGATATTAAATGTGAAATGTTTGAATATAGCGGAGAAGTTCTTAATACCGGTATTCGTGATATTGACCGTATCGAGAGAGATTATAACATTGAGCTTAATAACTGGACAATTGCTACTGAATCTCGTTTGGAGTTGAAAGACGAGTCTGGATTCTCAATTGTCCAAGAAGCATATGATATCGATGTTAACGACCCAACAGCTCAGAATGATGAGATAGAAGCAGAAGCAGACGACTTTATTGACTTCACTCAGATCAATCCATTTAGTGAGAATAATCCGTAATGTTTAGTACTTTTTATCACGGCACTCTAAGAAAATACGTAACGTTGTTCGGAACGTTGTTTAATGACATTTATGTTAATAGAGTTGATTCTGTACATAATGTAACAAACACAATTAAGGTCCCACTAATGTATGCACCAAGAGAAAAGGTGCTTGCAAGGTTAGATAGCGACCCAAATTTACAAAGACCAGTAGCAATGATTCTGCCAAGAATGGCATTTGAGATTACTACTATGTCATATTCACCAACTAGAAAATTGCCTACTATTAATAGAAGCGCAAAAGTTGGGGCAGATCCAAAGCAATTAAAATATCAATACAATCCAGTTCCATACGATATTTCATTCTCGCTATATATTATGGTAAAGAATCAAGAAGACGGCACTCAAATCCTTGAGCAGATTCTTCCATACTTTACGCCAGAATGGACAGCAACAATAAACGTATTACCTGAAATGGGATACAAGTTGGATGTCCCGACTGTGTTATTAAACGTTACTCCGCAAGATTCTTATGAAGGGAATTTTGAAGAAAGACGTGTAATTACATGGACACTTGACTTTATAATGAAAGGATATTTCTACGGACCAGTTAGACAATCTAAGGTAATTACGCTTGCCAACACAAACTTCTTTGATACATCAGGCTTTGATAGCATCGATGCAGCAGTTGGTAATATTGTAGATCCAGTAGATAGAGCAAGTGTTGAACCAGGCCTAACAGCAAACGGCCAGCCAACATCGAATGCTTCGTTGTCTATAGATAGAAATGAAATAACTGCGAATAGTAACTATGGATTCATCGTCAAACTCTCCGGATAAAATCTCTCAAAGCTTAGGTATTGCTCCTTTGCAAAAACAAGAGATACTTCCCGCTACCCAAAGCGATCAAGTCACAAACGACTTTGAATATGCTCGTGGCAATATTATCAATACGATAGAAAAAGGGAACGAAGCACTTCAAGGAATTCTTGATGTTGCTGGTATGGGTCAACATCCAAGAGCATATGAAGTTGCTGCCAATCTTGTTAAGACAATGGTTGAAGCGAATAAAGATTTACTCGATTTGACTAAAAAAAGAAAAGAGATTGAGAAAGCTGATAATGCTCTCAATCCTCAAACCGTTAATAATAATTTGTTTGTTGGTTCGACTGCTGAATTGTTAAAAGCATTAAAATCAAACAACATAAAAGATATTGAATAATGGCATATAATGGTAATCAAAACCTTGTTGGGATCAGGGATACATTAGAGTTTTCTAAAGAACAAGTAATTGAGTATGCAAAGTGTGCTCGTGATCCATTGTATTTTATTGAAACATATGTCCAGATTGTAAACGTCGATAAGGGTCTTGTTCCATTTGATATGTGGAACTTTCAAAGAGACATTGTCAGGTTAGTTGAATCAGAGCGTTATGTAATATGTAAGATGCCTCGTCAGGTCGGTAAAACGACAACAGTTGCATCGATTCTTTTACATTATGTTTTATTCAATGAAAATTACTCAGTCGCAATTCTTGCTAATAAGTTATCGCAAGCACGTGAGATCTTAGGTCGTATTCAGCTTGCGTTTGAGCATTTGCCAAAATGGCTACAGCAAGGTGTCGTTGAGTGGAATAAAGGTTATATTGAACTTGCTAATGGTTCAAAGATTCTAGCATCTGCTACATCTTCATCAGCAATTCGTGGTACATCTCAGAACTTAATCTACTTGGATGAGTTTGCGTTCGTACCTAATAATATGCAAGAGGATTTCTTTCAATCCGTTTACCCTACGATTTCATCTGGTAAAACGACAAAGGTTGTAATCACATCAACGCCAAACGGGTTGAATATGTTTTACAAGCTGTGGAAGGATAGTGAAGAAGAGAGAAATGATTATAAACGTGTAGACGTTCATTGGTCCGATGTTCCTGGAAGAGATGTTGCTTGGAAAGCAGAAGTTATCAGGAACACGTCTGAGGAACAATTCAGACAAGAATATGATTGTGAGTTCTTAGGTTCTTCTAATACTTTGATTAGTCCAACGAAGTTAAGGATGTTAACCTACTCGACTCCGTTGAAGCAAACAGAGGATATTAAGGTATATCTTGAACCGGCTCAAAGCCGATTATATACACTTATTGCTGATACGTCAAGGGCCTTAGGTTTAGACTATTCCGCGTTTGTGATAATCGACATAACCGAGTTTCCATACCAAGTGGCGGCTGTGTACAGGAACAACACGATTTCGTCATTATTATATCCTTCTATAATATACCAATTTGCTAAGCATTACAACATGGCGTATTGCTTAATAGAATCAAACGATATTGGCAAACAAGTTGCGGATATCCTATATTACGAACACGAGTACGAGAACATTTTCTATACCTCTTCCGATCAAAGATCCGGACAAAGGATCACTGGAGGATTTAGTGGATCCGCTCAACTTGGTGTAAAAACATCCACAACCGTTAAGAGAGTTGGATGTTCAAACTTTAAATCAATGGTGGAAAACGACAAGATTATTCTGAACGATTTTGATCTGATTCAAGAATTGTACCGTTTTTCAGCAAAAGGAAATTCCTATGAGGCGGAAGAGGGGCACGATGACCTCGTTATGCCATGTGTTTTGTTTTCATGGATGATTGAACAGCCATTTGTAAAAGAGCTGACAAGCACCGATTTAAGACAAAGAATATATAATGATCAGGAAAATATGATTGAGGAGGCGCTGACTCCGTTTGGTATCGTAGATGACGGCCAAGATGTTTTTGAAGATCAACCAGTTATTGCCGTCCACAAAAACAATGACAACTGGCTGTTAAATTAGCGAAATTATAAATACCATGAAGTTACAAAATATAACCTTTATTAGGGGAGACACAAATGCCATTTCAAGTTAGTCCTGGCGTAAACTTTTCCGAAATCGACCTAACTACTGTAACTCCTGCTGTTTCTTCAACTGAAGGTGCAATTGCAGGTGTTTTCAAGTGGGGTCCGGTAGACACAAGAGTTCTGATTGATTCAGAATCTACTCTTGTTTCTCGATTCGGTAAGCCTACAAACCACAACGCCGAAACATTTTTCACTGCTGCGAACTTTTTATCATACGGTAATAAACTGTATGTCGTTCGTACAGCCAATACAACTGCTGCTACAAACACAGCTGGTGTGTGGAACTCAATAGCAAATACTGGTTCTGTTACCACTCGTACAGCTTTCAACGTCAAAAATCAAGATGATTTCGATCAAAAAGATGGCGACGGAACGCTTGCAGGCGATACAGATGTATTGTATATTGCTAAGTGGCCTGGTCTTGCCGGCAACTCATTGAAGATTTCTGTTTGCGATTCCACAAACGCCTACTCTTCACAGATCAATTTGATCTCAAATTCATCTATCAACACTAATACAACATTAACGAGTACAACAATTTCTGTTGGCTCTAACACAGCAACAATTAGATTGGCTAATGCAGTCGGTGCAAACTTGACAACAGTCAACACAATTGCAGCTGGCATTATTAGCTCATTAACAGTCGGCGATGTTATTTCTGTTGGTAATTCATCTATTGGTAAGCAGTATCTGAAAATTTCTTCTTTTGATGCTGCTCCAACAGTCAATGCTACCCATGCATACTTTACCGTATCGTTTGACGGTACGTATAATCTTGCCGCTAATACATCCGTACAGGATTTTACACGCTATTGGGAATTCTTCAACTCTGTTGATCGCGCGCCAGGTACTTCGTCTTACAATTCCAGCTTCGGTAACACGTCTGCTGTAGACGAAGTACACGTTGCTGTTGTTGACGAAGACGGCGAATTCACAGGAGTTCCAGGCACAGTATTAGAAGTTTATCGTGGACTTTCTCGTGCATCTGATGCTAAGACAGTTGACGGCGCTTCTAACTATTACAAGACTGTAATCAATGATGCATCTTCATACATCTGGTTAGCAAACGATCGTACGAACGCTGTATCAAATACTGCTGCAAACATTACAACTTCTACTAACACAAAACCACTCTCATTGTCTTTTGTCGATGGATCTGATGGTCCTGCAGAAGATGCAGTAGTGTTTGGAGATGTAGCTCGTGGTTACGATCTATTTGGATCTGCTGAAAGCGTTGACATCTCATTGGTGTTAACTGGTAAAGCACGTGGAGGCACAAACGGTGAGCAATTAGCAAACTATCTAATCGATAACGTTGCTGAGAGTCGTCGTGATTGCGTTGTGTTTGCATCACCAGACAAAGCAGACGTAGTACGTAATATCGGAGCAGAGGCTGATTCAGTTATCACTTTCCGTAACTCTTTACGTTCAACATCGTATGCTGTATTAGATTCTGGTTACAAATACCAGTATGACAAATACAATGACGTATACCGCTATGTACCGCTGAACGGCGATACTGCTGGTCTATGTGTGCGTACTGATGATACACGCGATCCTTGGTTCTCTCCAGCCGGTTTCAACCGTGGACAAATCAAGAACATCATTAAGTTAGCATACAATCCAAATAAGACAGACCGTGACGTTCTTTACAAAGCAGGAGTTAACCCAGTTGTTACATTCCCTGGTCAAGGTACTGTATTGTTTGGCGATAAGACATTGTTAAGCCTTCCATCTGCATTCGATCGTATTAACGTACGTCGTTTGTTCATTGTGTTGGAGAAAGCGATTTCTACTGCTGCTAAATCATTGTTGTTTGAATTCAATGATGAATTTACACGCGCACAATTTAAGAATTTGGTTGAACCATTCTTGCGTGATGTACAAGGTCGTCGTGGTATTACAGCGTTTAAGGTTGTATGTGACGATTCTAACAATACGACGCAAGTCATTGATTCGAATCAGTTCATTGGTGACATCTATATCAAACCAGCTAAGTCTATCAACTTTATCCAGTTGAACTTCGTGGCGGTTAGAACAGGTGTTGAGTTCTCTGAAGTCGTGGGTCAGTTTTAATCCCGAATAAATAAGAATAAGGAGAACAAGAAATGGCATTTAATGTAAATGAAATTAGAAGTCAACTAACACTTGGCGGAGCGCGTAATTCGCTGTTCCAAGTGACGCTTTCTAATCCTGCCAATGCTGTAGGGGACATTAAGATCCCTTTCATGGTAAGAGCCTCACAAATCCCAGCCGCAACGTTGGGAGTTATTGAAGTACCTTACTTTGGCCGTAAGGTTAGATTAGCTGGAGATAGAACATTTGGGGAATGGACGGTCGTTGTAATCAACGATGAAGACTTCCTGATCCGTAATGCAATGGAAGAGTGGTCAAACCAAATCAATACTTTCCAAGGAAACTTGAGAGGATTTGGCGCTGCATCACCTTTACTATATAAATCAACAGCACAAGTACAACAGTTCTCAAAGACTGGTGTACCAATTAGAGAATATACATTCAATGGTATCTTCCCTGTTGAAGTGTCTACAATTGATTTAGATTGGAATTCAACTGATACAATTCAAGAGTTCCAAGTTACATTTGCTTACGATTGGTGGGAAGTTAGTGGTGGAACAACCGGCGACGCCGGCGGTGCTTAATAATATGGAGGCTGGTTAAATCCAGCCTCATTAATTGGAGTTAATATGGAGTTCCTAGGTTTTGAGTTCCGTAGGAGAGGTAATGTTGAAAAACAGAACCTTGATGAATTTATCCCTAAACAAAACGATGACGGGTCGCTAGTAGTAGCTGCCGGTGGTTCCTATGGAACGGTTGTTGATTTAGAGGGTGCTGCAAAGAACGAATCAGAACTGGTAACCAAGTATCGTGAAATGGTTATGCATGCAGAGGTTGAATCTGCAGTTGATGATATCGTAAATGAAGCAATTATTCAAGATACTGATGAGACAGTCAAATTAAATCTCGATAACATTAGGGATTTACCTGACAACGTTAAAAAAGTATTCCATCAAGAATTTAACAACATCTTGCGCTTGTTCGATTTTCAACATCAAGGATATGATGTTTTCAAGCGTTGGTATGTTGATGGTCGGTTATATTATCAAGCGATCATTGACAAAAACGATCCTAAACAAGGGATCCAAGAATTAAGATATATTGATCCCCGCAAGATCAAAAAAGTTAAAGAGACCAAACGTAAGAAAGTTAATAATAACTATTCCTCAGCGGAAGTTACGGTTGGTGAACAAGAATATTACATATACAATGAAAAGGGCTTTGGTGGACGTCCATCATCTGGCCCTGCTTCTGCGTCTACAGCGACGACTGGTATAAAGATTGCTAAAGATAGTATCCTTTATGTAACGTCTGGTTTGTTAGACAAGACTAATTCATTAGTTATATCGTACCTACACAAAGCAATCAAGCCACTCAACCAATTGAGAGCGCTTGAGGATGCTACAATTATTTACAGAATTTCAAGAGCACCTGAGCGTCGTATATTTTATATTGACGTAGGTAATCTTCCAAAGATGAAGGCAGAGCAATATCTACGTGATATGATGACTCGCCATAAGAACAAAGTTGTGTATGATGCATCTACTGGAGAGATCCGGGACGATCGTAAGTTTATGACAATGTTGGAAGACTTTTGGTTACCACGCCGTGAAGGTAATCGTGGTACTCAAATTGAGACATTGCCAGGTGGTCAAAACTTAGGTGAGATGACTGATGTTGAATACTTCCAGAAAGTATTGTTTAAGTCATTAAATGTTCCTGTATCTCGTTTAGAGGCAGAGACAGGATTCACGATTGGTCGCGCAACAGAGATTTCAAGAGACGAAGTTAAGTTTGCTAAGTTTATTGACAGATTACGTACTCGTTTCAATCACGTATTCTTAAAAGCATTAGAAAAACAACTAATCTTAAAAGGTATTATTACTCAAGAAGATTGGAAGAACTTCTCTCCAAGCATTAAATTTGAGTATGCTAAGGACAACTATTTCTCTGAGTTAAAAGAAATAGAGATAATGAATGATAAGATTAATGCTTTCCAATCGCTACTACAAACAGGCGCAATTGGTAAGTATTATTCGAATCGTTGGGCACGTCAACACATCTTTAGACAAGATCAAGAGTTGATGGATGAGATGGATGCTGAGATAAAACAAGAGTTGAATAATCCAATTTTTAACCCTCCGTTGCCCGAGCAAAATGGGGCTCAACCAGATAATTCTACCCAACAAAATTAAAATGTATAAATAATGGAGAACATATGACAACACCTGCTTTTACCACTACTGATATCGTTAATTTTGCAGCTAAAAAAGATGCTGTGAATCTTGCTACAGCTTTCAATGACCTAGTCGGTCAGCGCATGTATGACGCAATTGATGCCCGCAAGCGCGAAGTAGCAAACCAGATGTTTAATGGTGCTGAAGAAGAACCACAAGAAGTAGAAGCATCTGCAGAAGAGCAAGAAGCTGAAGCTGAGCAGGCGGAAACAGAAGTAGGCAACGAAACAGAACAAGAAGAACATTCCGAGGAATCTGATGAAAACGCTCAAGAAATTAATTGAAGCTTACGGCTTCCAAGGCCCTAAACACGACCAAGGCACGAGAAAGCCTGGTGAAGTAGGCCCAGATAAAGTCTTTAAGGACAATTCCCCTGTTTCTAAAAAGGGTAATGCTCCTGCACCTACAGAAGCCACTCAAGAGTTTGTTGACGATCACGAGATCAATAGAGTTAAAGATGCTAACGGCAATGATGATAAATTGTTCAAGGCATCTAACATTAAGCCAGTACAGCGCAAAAAAGAGAAGCATGGCTATAATGCAAAGGAAGCAGAAGACGTGAATGAAAAACGCTTAACAATGAAAGAACTGTCCAAGCGCGAAGAAGTTGCAAAAGCAATTGAGCGTGAGAATCCAGATATGCCTATGGGTAAGAAAATGGCTATTGCTACTGCAACAGCTAAGAAAGTTGCTGAAGCACTTGACTACAATGCCAAAGCAAAAGAGAACGCTGAGTTCCATCATGGTCAAGCAATGGACTATGCTAAGGAAATCAACAACATGCTTGGCGACTACAAGAAGCATCTCAAAGGCGAGAAGCACGTGGGCGACTACCATGCAATGGATATTGCTGGCGTACATAGTGGCCTTAAGCAAGTTCACGATCAATTAAAATATGCTGTAATGGGAATTAAGCCTGTTCAAGTTACAAAACCAGAACCAATGAACGAATCAGTAGAAGAAGAGCAAGCTGCTCCTCAGTTCGATTCAATTCTCGAAGCAGTACACTATCATCAGCAACAAGAACAAGATGAAGCTGAATTGATAGAAGCCTATTCCTCAGTCCTAGAATCTGTTTACGACGGCCTAGAAGATGAAGCAGCCAAACAAGAATTTTTACAAATGCTCGAATCGGATGAAGCATTTGATCAACTAATGGACTTAGTTGAAGAGAGACTAGGAGAAGAATAATGGCTGTTATTGTCACCAACCAACCAGGCAATAGAATTGTTATTCGTGGTAGCTCGAATGCGACATACCAGTTGAGTGAACTCGCTACTGCTAGCGAAACAGTAACATCTGCTACCCTTGCTCAAGTATACTGCTCATCAGAGGGCGGTGGTTCAGTTGTTATTTACCGCGCTAATACAACCGATGCAAACAACGCTATTGTAAGAGTTGCTTCACAAGATAATGGTTATTTTGATTTTGCAGGTAACGGAGTAGTTCCAGATGCTGATAAGAAGTCAGCTAACGTTATTATTCAAGTGTCCGGTGCAAACACCAACTACATAGTTGTGCTGCATAAACAATCAGATAGGTCATATCAATAATGAAACTCTTTACAGAACTCGTCGAAGACGTACAATACATTGTAGAAGAAAAGAACGGCAAAAAAGATCTCTACATTACTGGTATCTACATGCAAGCAGAGACCAAGAATGGAAATGGCCGTATCTACAAGCTCCCAATTCTAGAACGCGAAGTAGCTCGTTACAACAAACAATATGTTGAAACAAACAGAGCGCTTGGCGAACTTGGCCATCCAAATGGCCCGTCAATTAATCTCGATCGGGTTTCTCATAAGATTGTAGAACTGAAACAAGATGGTAACAACTTCATTGGTAAAGCAAAAGTGCTTTCTACACCAATGGGTAATATTGCAAAGAATCTGCTTGAAAGCGGCGTACAGCTTGGCGTATCAACACGCGGTATGGGTTCTCTTAAAGAAGTAAATGGTGTAATGGAAGTACAAGAAGACTTCTACTTGGCGACTGCAGCTGATATTGTTGCAGATCCTTCAGCTCCTGATGCATTTGTGCAAGGAATTATGGAAGGCGTAGAGTGGGTATGGGACAATGGTATGTTACATCAAAGACAAGTTGAGAGCTATAAGCGTACAATCGAAAAAGCTAGTGCAAAAGAATTAGAAAGTACAACGATTCAAGTGTGGGAACACTTCGTAAAATCGCTTTCAAATAAATAAAACATATAAATATCAATAGTCTCAAAATTAGGAGAAAACTATGTCACAAAAAGAACTGCTAGAAAAAGCATCTGATCCAGTTGGCGGCGGTACTACCGGCGCTACAAAGAGTGCAGATCCAGTAGCAACTGGTAATGTACATGCAAACCGCAAGGGCGACAAATCTGAAGGCGATAAGGCTTCTGATAAGTTGGCTGGCGAAGTGCAAGATACAGATATGCAAAATAACACAGCCATGACGGGCGATGCTTCTGCAAAGAACAAAGCTACCATTGCTACTAAACCAAGTGCCGCTTCTTCTTCTATGAAAGAAGAAATTGACGGTTTATTTGGTGACGACCTTTCCGAAGAATTCAAGCTTAAAGCTACTACTATTTTCGAAGCTGCTGTTGCTGGCCGTATCGCTGAAGAGCGTACAGCATTAGAAGAAGAGTATGCTGCCAAGACAACCGAATTGGAAGAGTCTTTCGCAAAGCAGAAAGATGAGCTCGTAGAAGAGTTGTCTGCTCAAGTAAGCGATTACCTAGATTACGTTGTTGAACAGTGGATGAAAGACAACCAAGTTGCTATCGACTCATCACTCAATGCACAAATTGCAGAAGAGTTTATGACTAAGTTGAAGACTTTGTTTGAAGAGTCATACATCCAAGTTCCAGAAGAAAAAGTTGATGTTGTTGAAGAACTCGCTAGTAAATTAGAAGAGCTAGAAGCTCAACTAAACAGCGTAGTTGCAGAAAACATTGAGTTGCGTTCTGTTGTTGAAGCAAAGACACAAGATGAAATCTTCGATGAAGTTTCTGAAGGTCTTGCATTAACTCAATCAGAAAAGTTCCGTACACTAGCTGAAGGCGTTGAATTCGACTCAGCAGAGAACTATCGCAAAAAGCTAGAGATTGTTAAAGAACAATACTTTACTGAAAAGAAAGTAGTTGCTAAAACTATCGAAGAGCAAGAGATTGTTGAGTTAGACGAAGAAGTGGCTGCTCCCCAAGTTAAACAGACTGGTCCAGTTGCAAACTACGTTTCTGCGATATCAAGAACAATCAAGAAATAAAAGTTTTATAAATAAGTTCACAAGCCCAAATTTTTAACAAGGAAGGGGAAACCACTATGTATCTATCAGAAGATATTCAAAACAAATGGAAGCCTGTTATTGAGCACGAGGATCTCCCAAAGATCTCCGATACTCATAAGCGCAGCGTAACAGCCGTTCTTTTAGAGAATACCGAAAAAGCTCTTCGCGAAAGCGGATCAGCACGCGGTAATTTCTTGACAGAAGCTACTCACGCTAACCAAACAGGTGCAGACATCGACAATTTCGACCCAGTGTTGATC